TGTTACAACTTCTGCAATGATTCCAAATAACTCTTTTGAGATTGTTCGAGTAAGTCCTGGTCAAAAAATAGCATTTATCAAAGATGCAACAGTCACTGCATCTACAGTATCTGTTACGGAGTTAGCATGAAAAAGACCAAAGCAGAAGCCAAGATCTCCAAGGTCATGCGTGAGTACAAAGAAGGTACTCTGCACTCTGGTAAGGGTGGCCCTGTGGTCAAAAAACCTAAACAGGCCATTGCCATTGCTCTAAGCCAAGCAAGGAAGAAGAAATGAAACAGGGTTTGTATGCCAACATCAACGCCAAACAAGAACGTATCAAAGCCGGTTCTAAGGAAAAGATGCGTAAAGTCGGTTCTAAAGGCGCTCCTACTGAGGCGGCTTTTAAGGCTGCGGCCAAGACTGCGAAGAAAAAATGAAATCTCCTACTTGGCAAACTAAAGCTGGAAAAAACCCTAAGGGGGGGTTGAATGCCAAGGGTAGAGCATCTTATAATGCAGAAACTGGTGGCAATTTAAAGCCTCCGGTAAAGTCGGGAGATAACCCTCGTAGGGCATCCTTTTTAGCACGAATGGGCAACATGTCCGGAGCTGAGATGAAAGATGGAAAGCCGACTCGACTTCTTCTTTCTCTTAATGCTTGGGGCGCATCGTCTAAGGAAGACGCAAAGGCTAAAGCTAAAGCGATCTCTAAGAGGAACAAAAAATGACTTTTCTCCAACTGATTAACAATGTGTTGATTCGCTTGCGGGAAACCCAAGTTGCGTCTAACAATGAAACAACCTATTCGACTTTAATTGGTTTGTTTGTTAACGATGCCAAACGACAGATTGAAGACTCGTTTAGTTGGAATGTGTTGGGTCAAACAATAACCATTACAACTACTGGTGGCACATACATCTATTCCATGACGGGTGCGGGTCAGAAGTTCCAAGTACAAGATGCTTTGAACACTACGGCTAATGTTGGATTGCAAAATATCAGCTTTGTTGAGATGAATAGGTTTCAGAACCTTGTACCGTCAATAAGTGGTATTCCTCAGTATTACGCATTTGATGGCGTAGATGCTAGTGGTGATACAAAAGTAGTTCTGTATCCTCGTCCTGATGGTGTCTACAACATTCCTTTTTCTGTCACAGTACCTCAAGCACCATTGGCCGCTGATGCCACTGTAGTGCTTGTTCCTGACTCTTTGGTTGTCCAGAATGCTTATGCAAGGGCATTGGTTGAGCGTGGTGAAGATGGTGGTCTTAACTCTTCAGAGGCATACCAACTGTATAGAGGTATGTTGGCAGACCAGATTGCCCTTGAAGGTACACGTTATCCTGAAAATCAAGAGTTTGTATCAATATGAGCCAAGCATTACAGACCGCAAGCATTTCAGCACCAGGTTTCTACGGGCTGAATACGCAAGACTCTCCGCTTGATTTAGCGGCAGGTTTTGCTTTGGTTGCGACTAACTGTGTAATTGACCAATATGGTCGTATTGGCTCACGCAAGGGATGGAGTGCTCTTAATTCATCTACTGGCAACTTAGGATCTAATCCTGTTGGCGTGATACATGAGTTGGTGGAGACTGATGGCGCATTGACTGTTCTGTTTGCCGGAAATAACAAGCTGTTTAAACTTGGTACTTCTAACGCAGTTACTGAGTTAACTTATGGTGGTGGCGGTACTGCACCTACGATTACAGCAAGCAATTGGCAATGTGCTTCTCTCAATGGGATCACTTACTTCTTTCAAGCCGGACATGATCCACTGATCTATGATCCTGCTGTTAGCACCACAACATATCGTAGAGTGACTGAGAAGTCTGGCTATGCCGGTACTGTCCCCGCAGGAAACATCGTTTTATCAGCTTATGGTCGTTTGTGGGTTGCTGATACAGCGACTAACAATACTACTATTTACTTCTCTGATTTGCTATCTGGCCATGTGTGGACAGGCGGCTCATCTGGTTCTTTGAACATCAATCAAGTTTGGCCTAATGGTGCTGACAACATTAGTGGTTTGGCGGCACACAATAACTTCTTGGTTATCTTTGGTCAGCGTCAGATTCTTGTTTATTCAGGTGCAAATACGCCATCTTCTGTTACTTTGACTGACACCGTTGCAAGCATTGGATGTATTGCAAGAGACTCAATTCAAAGTACTGGTAAAGATATTCTGTTCTTGTCAAACTCAGGTCTAAGATCATTTGCCCGAACAATCATTGAGAAGTCTGTCCCTATTGGCGACATATCAAAGAATGTTCGTAGTGACTTTATGGGCATTGTCGCTGCTGAAACTTTGGCAAACATCAAATCTGTTTACTCAGAGACTGAAGCGTTTTACCTTATTACTATGCCTTTTTCTAAAGAGGTGTTCTGCTTTGACACACGAGGCCAGTTGCAAGATGGATCATTCAGGGTAACAAAATGGGATTCAATTGAGCCAACTGCTTTATTGTCTAGACGCAATGGTGATGTTCTGATTGGTAAAACAGGTTATGTTGCAAAGTACACAGGCGCACAAGATAACACATCTTCATACAGGATTCTGTACTACACAAACCATGCAGACTTAGGTACTGCGGGTGTTACTTCTTTACTAAAGAGATTAAAGGTTATCGTAATTGGTGGAACAAATCAGTTTGTGACAATGAAATGGGGTTTTGATTTTATTGCAAACTACCTATCAACCAATGTACAGATTCCAACTCAAGGTGTGGCTGAATATGGTATTGCTGAGTATGGTGCAAACGCTACTGTAGTTGCCCAATATGCTGATGGTGTGGCTTTGCAAACATTGAGTGCTTCTGTTTCTGGTGCTGGAAAAATTGTTCAAACTGGTTATGAAGCAGACATCAATGGTTCTGCGCTATCAATTCAGCGTATCGAAATTCAATTCAAAGACGGGAAGACAGTATGAGTAACTATACACAAAGTACTAATTTTGCAACCAAAGATGCTCTATCAAGTGGTGATCCACTAAAGATCGTCAAGGGTACTGAGATCAACACAGAGTTTGTCAACATCTCTGTTGCGATTGCAACCAAGGCTGATCTAGCATCTCCTACATTCACTGGTAGCCCTGTTTTGCCTACTGGTACTACAGGAACAACACAGAGCGCTGGAAACAGTAGCACAGCATTGGCAACAACAGCATTTGTAACGACTGCTGACAATCTAAAAGCAGATCTGGCATCACCGGCTTTTACAGGAACTCCTACTGCACCTACAGCTTCTGTTAATACAAATACTACACAAGTAGCAACTACAGCCTATGTTGTCGCTCAGATTGCTGATGATGCTCCAACCAAAACAGGCTCTGGCGCTTCGGGTACTTGGAATATTGCAATTTCTGGTAATGCTTCAACAGCGTCAACAGCGTCAACTGTTTCATCAATTACTACAGATCAAGTTTTGAATGCTACTGCCGGTGCTTCGTTGGGCGCGGTAGGAACTTATGCTTTTCTTGTGCGAAATGGTGATGCGGCAACCCTTAGTGCGGGTAGTACAGCGGCAGGGTCAGGTTTAATTTATGGCTCTGTAATTTCAGTAAATTATTACAATTACAACACTGCGGTTGATGGTGGAAGTACAACCTCTCCGGCTGGAACATGGCGATTAATGGGTGAATTTGCTAGGGCTAGCGATGCAACCAAAGCATCTTTATGGCTTCGTATTTCTTAAAAGGACAAAAATGCAAGCAGTACTTACATCTTTATTAAATCCTCGTTGGGCAGACGCTGCACAGACTTTGATTGACTGCGAAATAACAACAAGTCAGTTTGGTAATGAAATATTGCCATTTACTGCTAGTCAGAACGATTGTGAAGCACATGGTCGTGCTATTTTTGCTGACATTGTGTCTGGAAAATATGGCTCTATTGCGGAGTTTAAATGATTACACATCACTTCAGCGATGGTCTGTATGCCAAAGAAGCGCAGTTCACTGCGGGTTCAGCCATTCTGAAGCATGTTCATGACTTTAGCCATTTGTCTATTTTGGCAAAAGGTAAAGTAGCAGTGATGATGGGTGAAGAGATAGAAGTTATTGAAGCGCCAGCCTGTGTAGAGATAAAAGCGGGTTTAACGCATGGAGTTAAGGCGCTGACAGATTGTGTTTGGTTTTGTGTACATGCCACTGACGAGAAAGATCCGTCAAAAGTGGACGATATTTTGATTGGAGTTTGATATGCCTATTTCAGCAGCCGTAATCGGTGGTGGAGCATCCTTATTGGGTGGCTTACTTGGTGGTAGTTCTGCAAAGAAAGCCGCACAGATTCAAGCCGATGCTCAACTTAAAGCGGCACAATTAGCCGCTGAAGAAGCTCGCTTTCGACCAGTAGGTGTTACAACACGCTTTGGACAGTCTCAATTCCAGACTGATCCCACAACAGGTCGTGTGTCTGGTGCTGGTTACACATTAGACCCTCAATTAAAAGCCATGCAAGACCGTTTTCTAGGTCTAGCGGGGGGTGGTCTTACACAAGCTGAACAAGCACAACAACAGTTTGCTCCACTTCAGGGTGCGGCTCAAGGTTTGTTTAATCTTGGCCAACAGTACATCGCTCAGTCTCCTCAAGAGGCGGCACAGCAATACATTGCCCAACAACAAGAATTATTAGCTCCTAGCCGTGAGCGTCAATACAGCCAATTGCAAACCAACTTGTTCAATACTGGTCGTGGTGGCTTGGCAGTAGGCGCTACTGGTGCGCGTCCAAGTGGTGCGGCAGGTCTTGGTGCGGCTAGTCCTGAGATGGAAGCGTATTACAACGCTTTGGCTCAACAAGATGCACAATTAGCGGCTCAAGGTATGCAAGCTGGTCAACAACAAGTAGCTTTTGGTGCGGGATTGTTTGGCACTGGTGGTAACTTAGCTACCCAAGGTTATGGTTTACAAGCAGCGGCTCTTGGCCCATATGAGGCTTATTTACAGCAAGCAAAACAGTTGGAGGCTTTGGGTCAGCAACCGCTGCAAACAGGCATTGACATTGGGGCTAAAGGGCAGAGCAATGCGGCGGCGGCGGCTATGTTAAGCACAGGGCCATCACGCCAATCCTATGAAGCCAATGCTTTTAACCCATTTGCAGAATCATTGATGGCGGCTGGTCGTAACCCAACGTTGCAACGTGGACTTCAGCCTTATGCAAGCGCATTAGGCCAATCAGCACTTTACGGACGAGAAAATGTTTATGGATTTGGCGGAGGTGGTACTGTGCCTTCCCAATTCTCTTTGTTTGGCGAATATTAAAGGTCAATCATGGCATCAATAATGGACACATTGTTTGGCGTATCAGCCGAGCGTTTTCAACAAGAGCGTGATGCGGCGGCTGAAGCACAAGCGTTGCAGTATGCCCGTCTTTCTCCTATTGAAAAGGCCAGTTTGGGAGTGCAACGTGGAGCCTATGGCCTTGCGGGTGCGCTAGGCGGCGCTTTGGGCGGCACAGACCCTGAGTTGCAACGTAGGACTCAAGCCCAACAAATCTTGGGCATGATTGACCCATTAAAGCCTGAGACTTTCGACATGGCGGCACAGATTGCAGCGGATCGGGGCGATCAACAGTTGGCCTTTGGCTTGCGGTTGGAAGGTGATAAGTACAAACAACAGGCACAAGAGCGACAACTCAGTGCCCTTAAGACTAAAGATTACTTGACTCAACGTGGTCAAAGTATGCAAGCTACTGGTCTTACCAATGTGGCCAATGATTTGGTTGGTCAACTTAAAAATCCTGATGGAACTATAAATGAGGAAGTTAAAGCTAAATTGCTTTCTTTCCCTCAAGGCCGCGCGGCTATATCTGAACAAGCCAAAGTCTTGCCATCATTACGGCAACTTGGTGCGTCTGGAACTGCTGAAGTTAATCCATTCGATTTGTTTGTCAACGACCCTAATATCCCACCATCTCTAAAGATAACAGCGAAACAGTACCAAAGCAGTTTTGCCAAAGGTATCTATGACACTGAGCAAGCGGATAAGTTGGTTGAAAGACTGTCTTCTGCAACGCAAAAAGCTACTGAGTTCCAACAGACTCAAGATCGTTTAAAGGAAAATCAACAACAGTTAGAAGTTTTCAAACAACAAGGTTTAGCAAACTCTCAAGCATCTTTAAATCTTCAGCGCCAACAGGCTGATTTAAATAACGAATTCAAACGTCAGAAACTAGAACGTGATGCTGAGATTGCTAAAAACAAGCCATTGCCTAGTTATCTTGCAAAAGAAGAAGAGACAGATTATGGAACTGCAATAGCAGCAACAAACTTAGCGTCTGATGCTAACAACTTCATCGGCAGAATCAAGTCTGGCGAGATCAAATTTGGCCTTAAAGATAAAGCCAGTATTAGAGCAAGGCAGTTACTTGGATCACAAGACCCTGATGTTCTTGCTAGAGAAGACTATGATAAGTTTTTAAAGGTATTGACCAATGAGAGTTTGCGGTTAAACAAAGGCACACAGACTGAAGGTGATGCTGTAAGGGCGGCAAAAGAACTTGAAAGTTCAGAGTCTCCTCAAGCCGCAGCATTGGCAATGAGGCGTTTGGTCGAAATCAATGTACGACGTACCCAGAATGCTTCTGATGAAGTATTAAGACGTAGAAAGAATGCCAATTTCCCTGAACCAGAGCGGCCAATTAATGTTCCTAAATTTGATGTTCAAATTATTGACAATGCTGATTATCAAAGATTTCTTAAAAATTCAAATTTTCCATCAGGAACAGCATTCATTGACCCAGAAGGACAAAGAAGGGTAAAACCATAATGGCTGATTATAAAGACGCACCACTTGCTGACCAACCACAGGCATTTAAAACAGTCCTTGGTTCGCCCGTAGATTACTCAGGGCCAGCCGAGGCTCTTAGGTCTGTTGGTCAAGGTTTGACCTTTGGAACACTTGATGAGATTGAGGCGGCACTTAGAACTGGCTCAATCAGTGGGCCTGAGTATGAGAAGCAACGCAATCTCTTGCGTGAGCAACAGAAACAATTTGGCATGGATATGCCGATTGCCAAAACGAGTTTGGAGATTGGTGGCAGTTTGATTGCTCCTCTTGGCATTGCCAAACAGGTGGCAAAACTTGCCCCTGCCACTCAAGCATTGATTACAGGCCAGACTGTGCCAGGTCAAATTGCCCGTGGTACTGCAATTGGAGCGGCCACAGGCGCGGCTTCTGGTTATGGTTTTGCCGAGAAGGATGAAGGATCAGAAACCGCAATGGGTGGAGTATTCGGTGGCATTCTAGGAGGTTCTGTTCCTGTAGTTGTTAAGGGCGCAGGGACGCTGATTAAGAATGTCTTGAACTCTGCGGGAATTGGCGATCAAGAAGCTGCGGCATCAAAGATGCTGGCAAACTACCTCAAGAAAGACAATCTTTCGCCAGCAGAAGCACAGCAAGCATTGGATGAATTGCGCCGGATTGGTGTTCCAAATGCAACCATTGCTGACTTAGGTAAAAGCCTAAACGACTTAGCCTATAGTGCATATGCTGTCCAATCTGCAGCCAAGGGTTCTACAAAAGAATTCCTTGAAAATCGTCTTATTGACCAACCCAATGACATAGTAAAAGGTTTGGTTGAAAAAGCAGGATTGGCTAAAAACGTCAATGGTTTTGAGTATCTTGAGGCATTAACTGCAAATCAATCACGACTTGCTTCTCAGGCATATCCAGAAGCCTATAGCAAAGCAATCAATGCTGTCCCATTTAGAAAGTTCATTGACAGAGATGTTTTTACCAAAGCCTATGGAGAAGCGGTAAAAAGAGCAGATGTTTATGGGCAAAAATTGCCAGACCTTAGTTCCATTCGCAATGCCCAATCAGTTCCTACTGATGTTTTGCATCAAATTAAAATGGGACTTGACCGAATTGTTGATGCTGAAACAGACAACATAACGAAAAAAATATCTGGCTATGGAAATGATGTCGTTAAAGTCAAGAACGAATTTAATGATCTTATTAAGTCACTCAATCCTGAGTACAAGAAAGCTAATGCAGAATTTGCTGATGCAGAACGCATTAAGAATGCTTTTAAACTAGGTGAAGACTATCAGAAACTTAACCCTGCAGAAGCGTCATCTAACATTAAAAAAATGACTTCTGATGAGAAAGAAGCATTCCGTTTAGGTGTAATGGCTGATGTCAACCAACGTCTTGGAGATTTTAAAGGTGGCGACTTTACTCGACAAATATTTAAATCAGAGAATCAAAAGCTATTGTTGCGAAATGCTTTTCCAGATCAAGCCTCATATACTGAGTTCTCACAATACGTCAAAGGGCTAAATCAGCAAGCTCAAACTAAACAGCGTGTTCTTGGCGGCTCTAGGACAGATGAGAACCGTGCTGTGCGTGATGAAGCAAGCCTTCTTGGTTCGCTTGCACAAGCGGCTGCAACAAGTGATCCTTTAAGTATGTTGCGGGCGGGTGGCTCGGCCTTGCTGTCAAGAGCAAAAGGCATAAGCAGTGAAAGTTCAGAGGCGCTACAAAAACGATTGTTTAGTGTTGACCCAGTAGAGCAAACGGCGATCTTACGAGAATTGAACAAAAGAGCGCAAAGACCAAAAACTGGATTGCTTACTGGTGCTGCGGCTGTTGGAAGTGCAACTGGTATTCTAGGGGATTAACATGAAAGACTGGCTGCTCGCATTCATTGCGGCGGCCTGTTTTGTCGCTTTCATCATCTTTTGTAGTTACATCATTCTTTGGGCGTACTTGTGAAATGGTTAGTTTTATTGCTCATTGGATTTGTTTTTTGGGCAAGTGCAAAGTCCCCATGTATCGTCATAGACTTTTATAAGTTAAGTTGGATTAGTGAACCGACACTGAGGCACATGGAGTTGTCTCGGTGGTTGACTACAAATGGAGATAATTGCTCGTCAGATGATTTGGCGGGTATTTGGAACAAACTTGCTGAATGGGCGGGAGTTGCTGACAGTGCTGAGTTGAGAGCAAAAGTTCTTTATTATTATGCAAGGGCAAGAGAGAGGGAGGACAAGAAATGACCATTGATACGATCAGATTGTTCCCCATGGTTCTGCCCTCTGGCTATCCACAAACGGATAACCTTGTAGAGAGAAAGATGCTTAAACAACAAGAGACCGCCAAAGCAGAACTTGAACAAAAGAAAGCACAGATAGCAATTGAAGACTTGGCCTTTGAGATTTATCAGAAGAATGCTGAACAAGCAAACCTGAGAATCGAGATATTTAATAACCGCAAATTAGATATTTATGTATGACAAAGAAACCTGTACATCCAGTCCCCGACACCAAAGAGAAGTTGACTCTTTATGTTACTTTGATGGTAAGCACGACCCTGTGCA